GGTGCTAGCAATGTAGTTTTGCCTAAAGGTCTTTTGATTAGTGTTGGGATCGGTGTATGAAACACCCATGAAGACTCCAATTGGAGTCATAGCAGCGTCGAACGTATCACGCTCAACGGTGCCGCCGGTCACTAGCTTAACAGCGTCCCCGTAGAAGATTGCGGTTCCGTAGCCACTAGCAATGCTGTAGTGACGTACAGTTCCAACATAAGGAACACCACTTAACAGTTTGACCGGAACAAGCCCATATGGGCCGTCTACAGTAGGATAAGCCATTTTTAGCTCCTATTAAGTTCCGTTGCCAAAAGTCACCTTTGTCTTTCTTTCGTTAAACAAAGGCATACGTGCGTCATTTTCACGCATCAGGTTGTTGTCCACAGACTGTATTTGGTTTCTAGATTGCTGCTCATAGTGCTCGGTTCTTTCGTCTACGATCTCTTGAGGTGCTTTGCACAGCATGAGTCCGCCTTGAACGATGTTATCAGCAAACCTTTCCTGCTCCACGTTCAACACTGTGAACTGTGGGTAGTCTTCGGCCCTTACGGGTTCCCAACCTTCGCGTAATTTTGAGGAGACATTAGTAGCGTCTACCTGACCTAGCATAGACACACGAACCCAACGAAACGCGTAGCCATCTTCTGGCTCAGGGGTAGGTAATACCTCTGGGCGCTGCCAAGATCGCTTGCGAGTTTTCGTCTCGCGGTTCTCACTGTCACGCTTGATTCTGTTTTCAGCCATTATTGTTCCTCATTTCAAGTGCAGCCTGTCTGGCGTATTCTTCCAACGGTACTCCGAGTCTGTTAGCGAGTGCTACCTGTGTTTTGGTTAGCGTCACTTTGTTCGGTGCTGTGCTTCGCGTTGCGGGAGCCACTACATTAGCAGATTGCTTGCGTGTCTCCTGCGGTTCTTGCTGCTCTACAACATCATCGAACTCTTCTGGGAATACTCTTCGCATACGAGCGTCTATTGTCTCGTAGTATTCATCAGTGCGCGGGTCAACCCCGCCCTTAACTAATTTTTGATGCAACCCCATAGCGTATGCTGTCATCTCGTCATCAACATGGAACCAAGAAGAGTTTTTCTCTACCCATGCCTCTGCTTTCGGATCACGCACCTGTTGTGGGGTGGGTTGAGGATCTTGTACCTCAGTAGCTTCTTCTTGTAAAGAAGGTAATTTGAAATTATCTAGCTTATCTGCTTTTAGTTTAGCAGTAGTTAGGTGTTCTTGCGCTTCTAATAGCTTATCAGCGTCACCACTTTCGTAAGCATCCTTGTACGCTATTTTTGCGCCATTGAGTTCAGAGTCAACCACACGCTTGGCTTGATCTAACAGAGCCTCGCGTGTCGTGCCTACATCACCCTTTAAGGTCTTATTCTCTTCAACGAGTCTCTGTGCTAGCGATTCTAGTTCTTGTCGCTCTCGCAAAGCGGTTTCTTTAGCACGTCGCTCGTCGTGGTATCCTTTGCTGATGTGCTGTATTCGCTTTCGTACTTTGTCGGAGTAGCCCTCAAGCTCTTCATCCGTGACATCAGTCGGGGGCTTAGATGGCCTACGGTCACGATCAGCCTCTGGCGTGTCATCGACAACCTCGATCTCCAACTCTGCTTTCGGCTCTTCAACCTCAATCTCAGGTTCAGCAGGAGTATTTGCATACTCTTCCGCAGTCTTCTTGCCAGATAGATCAATTTCTACCTCCCCAGAATCTTCTATCACTATAGAGTCCTCTTTCTCTTCATCAGGGAAACTGTATTCGACTTTTTGAAACGGCATTTTTCTTCCTTACGCTCGTGATACACCACGGGGGTCTGCTACAACAGCTTCGATGGAGTCATCGTTCATCAAACGATACTCTACCTCACCTACCTTGAATCTTGTGCCTGAATTAGCACGAAACATCACATAATCACCTTGTTTACACCAAGGCCCAGTAGGGAACCTCTCAGCGTCATTATAGGCTTGTTCGCCCATATCCATCACAAGGCCGATAATCGACATCACGTACTCTTGGCTTTTTGTGGTGTCGGTCTTCAGTAAGTCCGTACCATCAAAGGTTTCTTCGATCTGCGGTAGTGCAACCAACACCCTGTAGCCCACAGGGACAGGTAGTTGTGCCTCTAGCTCTTCAACTGTGTCAACAGCTTCACTCATCGTCATACTCCAAATTGCGCGAGAGGTCGTCTACATAGCCCAGACAGGTTTCGAGACCTCGAATCAAACCTGTGGTTTCCTTGTACATGGAGAAGTCTTTAGCTCCCCCACCACTGAGAAATTGTAGTGCAGAGTCCTTATCAGACTCGATTTTGTTTTTAAGCACGTCTAAGACGGTTGTAGCCATTATTGGCCTCGGTTGTTATTGGAATCTTGCATAGTCTTGAGTAAATCAAGATCTAGTTTTGTGTTGTCTTTCCTTCTATCTGCGGCAAGTTTAGCACCTGCCTTTTGAGCATCTATCTGCAACTCTTGCTGCTTGATAGCCAGTTCAGCCTGATCCATCTGAGCATCTTGCATATTTTCTTGCGCTTGTAACTGTAGCTTAGCTTGTTCGATCTGGGCATCTGCCTGATCTTTAGCCGCCTTACGCTGCACTTCTTGCTGTTTGATCTGCAATTCGGCTTGCTGCATCTGCACCACAGGGTCTTGAGCCTTCTGCTGTGCTTGCTGCTGCGCTGCTTGTTGTTGATTTTGCTGCGTAAGTTGCTGCCCAGCTTGTGCCATGAGACGGGCCAGATTGACCTCCATATTCTCTGGTAGCTCGGCGTTTGGGTTGGGTAGCGGTGCGCCCAGTTTCTCTTCCATATCCTTGCGGTACTTAAACCCAAGGTGTTCCGCTATGTGCGCCTGCAATGCAGCAGCAATACGCTGTGCTTGAGGGTTCTGCCCAATAGTCGCTGCAACCATCGGATCTTTTAAGAACGACTGGTGTGCTGCCATATGAGCTTCATGGTCTTGGTAGATAAATGCCTTCATAGGCTTACCGTTCAAGGCGTTCATGTTCTCACTAACAGGGTCAGTCGGACGTATGTCGTCTGTTGTTGGGACTAGCTTGTCAGCGTTCTTGACCCCCAACACCTCTATCATCTGCCTGTGTAGCTGCGGCAGGTCGTAGATCTGAGGTGCTGATTGTGCCATCTGCAATACCGCTTGGTACTGCACAACACGCTGGGCCATCGTAGAGCTATTCGGGTCACTGACTGGAATGACATCAACTGCCATATAGTCCATAACGCGAGCACTTACTTCGCCACGCATCGGTTCGTAGGCATACTCTTCTGGCGCATGTTCAGCCATGATAGCCTTGAGCAGCTTAAATTCCTGCTTCATGGCATAGTGAACACGGGCCTGTACAGCAGCCATAGGCTTGAGCGTACGCTCCAACAGGGCCAGCGTGGTACCCACAGGGGCATTTGCCGACATATCAGAGATGTTCATGTCACTGATAGCGCCCAGACGACGACCTTCGTTTGTAATCTGGTTGAGTAGGGCTAGCAGAGTCTGGCTTGGCTCTTTGTATGGGAGCGGCATGATGTTGTCGCGGATGCTACCTGACGGCACATCTACATCCTTGAACTCTCCCGGCTCAATCGGTGTGTCATCACCCTTAATACGTAACCCACGAGCTTTCAGACCCCCCGGCAGGTTAGCTAGCGTGCCAGCGTCCACCAGTTGTCGTATCAGCGACGTTCCGGCTTTAGCGTACCCCCCTATTATGTGTATCAGTCCAAGGCCATAGAATCCAAATCCGGGCACATATACATAATGTACGAAATGTTGACGCTTCAGCATCAACGGATCGTCAGGGTTCCAGTTTCGGCGTATGGCAAGGATTTCGTTCGTGCCACGCTCTAGCGTTACGACGTACGGCTTGGCGATCTCATCCTCGTCATCGTCAATACCTTCGATGACCAGATCCGCATGTACTTCATATAAAGAGTAGCGGTCATCGTCTGTTAGTGAGTACCCACCCTCTTCAGCCTTACGCTCTTCTATATCGGTGTGGTACGTCTGTGGCTCGCCTAGCTCTACGTCTCTGTAGAACCCACCAGCCTGTAGCTTTCTCAACTCGTTCTTAGTCTTACGCATGATGTGCGTAACACGTTCTGCCGTTTCAATATGTGAGGCACCGTAGGGCACAACCACATCTTCGGCGGGTATGTACACAGCGGTCTGTCGGCCTATGTTCGGGTCAAAATATACCTTCTTAAACGCACTGCCAGCCAAGCCAAGGCTGTACAGCAGGCGCTCATGCTCTGGTCTGTACTCCACCATGCGCTCAGTGAGTTCGTAGTTCATATCCGCTTTTACGCGGTTTGCTGCTTCTTCCTTGTCCTTATCTTCTACGCCTATGATCTTGACCTTTACAGGCCCAGCGGCTGGGAATGTCTCAGACATGGTTTCTGCTTGGAAGCGTATGGCAGCTTCAGCAAGCACTGTGGAGTACACGCCACACGCGCCTTCCCACGGATCAGTGCGCTCTTCGTATTTGAAGCCCAGTACGTCCAGACCTTTAACAAAACTATCAGCCCAGTCTTTACGGCTGGATATGTCAGAATCTACAGACCCTACCAAGCTATCTGCTAACTCGTTAAGCACACCCTCGTCCAGTGCCTCTGCCAAGTTAGCGTCAAATGACATTACGTCACCAATACCAGCGTCAGGAATTATGGTGATCTCAACGCTACCATCATCTAATGTCACCATCTTCGGATCGACAATCTCAATCTCCAGACCGGCAGTCTCGTCGTCTTCTATGCCCTGTGGTGCAGCGTATAAACCTTTTTCTATAGCCATAATCTGTCTCTAGTAGAAGCCGCCCCGCCGCGACTTAAAGTATCTTTGTTCTTCAGGCTCATCTGTCGGCAGTCGTATAAACCCGCCTTGCCTGAAGCGCATAAGTGCCATGACTGTAGAGTCAACCAAGTCATCATGGCTCATAAACGGAAACCCAGCAATCTCCTCAACTACCTCTTCCGCCCACCGTGTGGGAGGTACCCACACCAAACCAGACGCTACAATATCAGATACTGAGTTCAGACGTGCTAACTTATCACCTGATCCCCTGTGAGGGGTATACTCCGAAACAGGCAGTCCCATACGCCTCATCTCTTGGTACAGCGCCGTACCCGATGACTTCTTTTCCACGATGAACGCATCGGGTTCCCACTCACTGTACTCCTCCAGCGCCAAGTCTTTCAGCTCTGGGAACTCCAACCGCTTCTTTATACTGTTAAGCAAGATGATGTGGTAGGCGTCATACTCGTCGTGCATGAACACGCCCCACGTAGTCAGTGCCGTAAAGTCAGCACGGTTGTGTTTTTCTGCCGCTGCGTCCAGCGACATGATTATGTACTCGCATGATGGTGGATTATCCTGATCCCATATGTTCCACCACTCCCGCTTGACCAGCGCAGCCTCTTCCGCTGTAGGTGTCTGCTGATACTGCGCGTTCCACTGGAATGTCGGCATGGATGCCTTAGTCCGCAGCAGTGCCTCTAGGTCAAAGAACTCAGGCCAGAGGGGTTTTTTTATAATGTCATTAGTTTCTTCGTCCTCAACCTCCAGTATCGCAGGAAATTCGACGATCTCGTACTCATCTGCCCTTTCGTTCT